TGTCCATGTTGTATTCCCCATGAAATCCAAAGCTGGGAATATTTGTGGCTTCCCGTTCATAGCTAAATTCTCTAGCTAATTCTTCTGGTGCAAAGCGTACGCCATTGCGTACGAGATAGTCCCTATTGATATGGCATATAAGGTCATCTTCATTGCGGTCTTTATAAACAAATTCATCTTTGTGGGTTAAATCCAACAATTTCTTGCTTCTTAGGGAAAACCCTCCGTTGCCCACTCTAAAACCCTCTGGATGCCAGGGCCATACTGCCCCAATGTAGTCATAGTCTAAGAATCGTGGATTCCAAGCGTTTTTATTGATAATCCAGCTATCCCATTGCATCAGTAAAACAAAGTCAGTTTTGATGTATTTATGCAACTCATAGATAACAAACTTTGAATATTCTTGTTTGCTGGAAATATTGGCATCTATAAAAACCTCAGCACCAAAGGTAACTTGGCGGTTACAGCGTTCCATAGCTTTTTTAGCCAGTATTGGCTGAACTGAATCTATAGCGCAAAGGGTTACATTTTCTAAAATCATTTAATCTCCGCAAAAGCAAGGGATTGCTTCTTCATCTTTTGGAAACATATCATCATGGGATAAAGCAAACTTTTTAAGCTCTGCATAACTTGGCCTATCTTTTCTAAACTTTGCCCCATCACCATAAGTTTTATTACTTGATGTAGCATGGTTTTCCATAGCTATCCACCAATCGGCTCTAGATGGTTTTTCCCTAATAAGGCTAATAATTTGATAAGTTGGCTTTAAAAAGCATAAATCGCAGTTACCGTGCATAGTTACCCCATTCATATTAGGCAACCCAAGGTCAAAAGACTGCTCTTTCCAGAAATTTCCTACTGTTTCTTTGGTAACGCCAGCAGTTACTAACGGAGTTCTTTCTCTTTCCATCTTTGCTGCCCTTCGCATCTCATCTGCTCTAATTCCTATCCAATCCATATTTTCATTGTGTTTCCACCCTAAAGACTTTAAATAAGCATGAATAGTTCTTATTTTTAATTTGGCTGTGCATATTCTTGCAACTGGGTTTGGAAGATAAGGTGAACCGTTTTGGTCAATTAATTCAAAGAATGGTTCTCCAAGCCTGCTTGCTGTTTCATAGGTTATTTTTTTCCATCTGTCTGCTGGCTTTTCAGAGTATTGGTATTCAACCCAATGAATGTCTACATTCCAATTAATTTCGCAATCCCTAACAAATTCAAGGGTAGCTTCTTCTTCTTTACCTGTATTAGCAAAACAAACAATAGCTTCTGAAGGTAATCCCCCATTGGATTGCAATATGCGCCAAAGCATATAAGCTGAAGTACGACCACCACTAAAACTAATTACTGTAGGTTCAATAATCTTAAATGGGTCGTTTAAGAGCATAAGTTTGGTTTAGGTAAGAGTTCAGGCCATACTAAGTGCCAGGTGGTCGGAAACAAGTCTTGACGGGTTACAAGCCTATGACTAACGACTTCTAGCCTAGCTGCCAACTCAATCATCTTTCCATGTGGGATTCCATGAATTTTCCACTTTGCGACTGCGGCTGGGGCAACCCCAACCATTCGAGCTACTTTGCAAGTACCACCAAGAAGCTCAATCATGGCGGGTTCTGTTATTTTTATGTTCATTTAACTTATCTTATCAAAAAAACAACAACTAATCAAATAGTTGACATTTTCTATTAACTTGTATTAATATTAGATTGTAGCAATTTTGCTATGTATTTAAGGGGAACTTAAATGGATGAATTACACCAAGTAATGCTTGAGCATGAAGAATTTTTAGAGGAAGCTCTAGAAGCTATGGAGTGTGGATGGCCCACACAGGAACAAGTTGACTGTATTCGTGCAGCTTGTGGCAAACCTGTTGAGCGTAAAAACCCAGTTTTGACTGCGATTTTTAATGACTACGCTAAGATATTTGGAGGTAAAAATGTCTCAATCTGAAAGCATTAAAGAATTAGCAACTGCGCTATCCAAAGTTCAGGGTCAACTAACATTTGCTAAAAAAGATTCCGCTAACCCGTTTTTTAAGTCTACCTACGCTGACCTTGAGTCGGTGTGGGATTCTTGCCGAGAGGCTTTAGCTAAAAATGGTCTAGCTGTAATACAGATGCCTGGCAATTTCTTTGAAGGCCGTATGTGGCTAATTACCAGACTTGTGCATAGCTCTGGCGAATGGATTGAGCAAGAGATGTCCATACCCGTAGCCAAGCAAGATGCTCATGGATGCCTAGCGGCTGTAACTTATATGCGTAGAGGCGCTTTAGCATCGTTTGTAGGTATTGTGCAGGCTGACGATGATGGCAATACAGTAGTCCAAGCAAAACCACAAATTAAACCCGCTTTAGTAAAGGAAATGTAATGGCTTTTATTATGAAAGAAGGCTCATTTAGCCTATTTAAAAACAACCGCAAAACTACTGACAAACACCCAGATTACACAGGGTCAGTAATGATTAACGGTAAAGAGCGTTGGTTAAGTGCTTGGGTAAAAGAAGGCCCTAAGGGTAAGTTTTTCTCAGGCTCTATTGGTGATATCAAACAACCCGTAGGTTTTAAACCTAAAGGGGAGGATGAAATTCAAGACGATGTACCTTTTTAGGAGTTAAAAATGATAGGCTCGATTAAAGATGTAATAGAAAATAAAGCAGTTCGCCATACAGACGAATTTGGGGTTGACGAGGAAAGAAGTTTAATTACCTTTGAGGCCAATGATTTTCAAGACATCCTTAATCTTGCCATCGAAGTTGGATTTAATCGAGGCAAAATAAGGGGACTTTTAGATGACGGAGAATCAGAGTAAAGAATCGGGCCATTGGTACTGTGCAGTAACAGGCCAACCCAGATATACAACGATTGGTAAGAACGGCAAAGAACGCAATACAACGCTGCGGGATGCCAAAACAGATAACTTAGTACCATCGGTATCAACCATTAACGGCTTATTAGCTAAAAATGGTCTTAATACATGGCTACAAACTGAGGTTTTAAAAGCTACTCTGGCTAATCCTAGAATAGCTGGCGAAGATGAAAAAGACTACATTAGCCGAGTTTTAGATTTGTCTAAAGCTAAGAGCAGGGAAGCAGCCAATCGAGGTACTTACATTCATGCCATCGTGCAGTCATATTTTGAACTTGATATTTTGCCTGAATGGCCTGCTTATGTCCATAAAGTTCAAGAAGCGCTTGATGAGCATTTTGGCAAGCTAGATTGGGTCGCTGAAAGGTCTTTTGCTAGCCCTGAGGGGTATGGTGGCAAATGCGACCTTTTTGCTTCTGGGGCGCTTGTAGACATCAAGACTACGGAGAAATCCCCTGGTGAACTAACACCCTACTACGAGAATACACTACAGCTTGCAGCCTATCGTGAAGGTTTAATGCCAGGCGCTCGTTGTGCAAATGTATACATTAATGCCGAAACCCATGATGTTGCTATTGTTGAACATAGCGAACAAGACCTAAAAGACGGATATGAAGCATTTTTAAGTTTATTAAGGGTATACAAGCTCAAAAATAAACTACAATAATTACGGGGCGGTGTGATTTTATTTCCCCTTTAAAATCTCTTTCAATGAAGATGCCGCCCCACCTACTGTATAAATAACCATTAGGGTAAGTCCCTATTAACTAGCGTTAAATAAAAGAATAATCTGTAGTCTTTAAGGGGAAACAAATGGAAACAACAGCACAGCGCAAGTCAAGAATTAATGGGGATGATTTAGCCGCAAATAACGAATATAACCATGCAAAAGACTTTTTTGCTGGTTTGGCAACTTATAAAATTACACCGTCATTTGGTAAATCATTTTCTGTAGCTCAAATAACGCCTAGCGGTCAGGTATCGGGTTGGGCCAAAGATTATGACGCTGCGTTAGCACAGGTTGAGGAATGGAAAGCTGCAAGCCTGTGTGTCGGTTATGGCAATAAATAAAATGTATGTGGGCAAAGCCCCATGCGATGATTGTCGGTTTTTTGAGAAATGCAAGAAAGAAGAAGTAGCTTGTAAGCAGTTTTTTAAGTTTGTATTTGATGGGGAGTTTTTTGCAGATGCGCCCAGAAGTCCAAACCATGAGCTATTTATCAAGATATTTGATGATAGGGACAGGTCAGACATAAGGGCATTATTTCGTAAGTTAAGGGGAGAAACATGAAAGAAATATTTTTAGGTGGAATTATGGGGCTAGTCATTGTGCTAGTTGTGGCTACGGCTTTTTATATTCGATGGGGGCATTTCTAATGAAAACACTATTACTTTTGTTATTTTTGGTCGGTTGTTCAGGCCCAGGCGGGGTTAAATATAGCAGCGATGCGCCACCCCAAACTTTAATTATTGACCCAGCAGTTCAGGCTTTAAGCCGCCAAGAAACAATCCAAGCAAGCCATGAGTGTTTAGCTGGTGGTATGCAACCGCTAATTATTTACGGTAAGCGCAGAATTGGCAGTTCAGCTATGGCAACCGATATTCCCGTTGAGGTCTTATGTACGACCAAATGGGACATCATAAGAAGAATGTAATGGAAATTAAAAAATGACCGAAAAACAATTATTTAAAGAATGGATTACAGAAAATTGGCAAGAAAAATACCATAATTTTTCTAAGCTAGAAAATGGTAATTATTATTATTTAGGTATGCAAGATGCTTGGGAAGTATGGATTGGTTGTGTAAGCACCCATTCTGTATTTAATAAAATAAAAAAGGAAATTTCTGATGACAAAGAATGATAAAAAGCTATTAGGTCAAATGATTGCGGCTGGGCGATTTAGCTGGGATATTTATGCGGTACTTTGCCAGCAAAATGCCATTAAATCAAAAGCTATTATTAAAGCTATGGGGAATAAATGGGTTTGCCACAAGGACAATCAGGTAAAGCGCTTAGAAATCCCTTTAGACCTTTTAAACGCCCATAGAGGGTCAAAGATTCTCAATCATTTTCAAAGCAGCAAATTTAACATCCTCAACTCGTCTGAGCCAGCCCTTGCCAAAGGTGGGAAAGGTGGGTAAAGACTCATAAAAGCTAACTTTACGCTTACTAAACCCCTCGATAACTTCTTGGGGTTTTTTTTGGTCTATAAGTTGGATTGTGCGTGGGCCAATCTGACCGTCAGGAACGCACCCTAGGCTTTCTTGGAGTAATTTGACTGCTCTGCCTACACCCATGTTTACAGCAGCGTCAAAGACCGCATAATCGACTCCTAGGGGAAGTTGTGGCCCATAACAAGCTGTCCAATACTTAGCTTTATAAAGAGGGGCTACCTGGTCTTTGGTTAAAGACTTCATTTCTTTTTCTGAAGATTCTCTGCCTACCCATGCTTCCCAAGTTTTTTGAGTAACTCCAAGGTTAGTCCTGCCGCCTGGGTCTTTAGGATTATTTACATAACCACCTTCAGACTTTAATAACAGCGCTAGGCAATTATCAAAGTTATTTTGCATTAAATACGCCTATTTGCTCATTTAGCCAGGCTTGTAAAGATTCTAGCTGTTGAGTAGTCATCGCACATTTAGCAATAAATTGTGGGTCGGTGGTTGTGCCATCAGTTCTGCTGGGGGGGTTGGAAACTGTGCTTGTTTGATTGGTGTTGGCGAGGCGCATCCCACCATAAGTACGCTTAATAATATCAAGGCGGTTCTCGTAATCATTTTTGACCTTTTCGTTAATGAGGTTGGCTTGTTTTGCTCGGGATTTAATCTCAAATTCTTGTTGTTGGGCGGCTAATTCAGTCTTAGACTTGTACGCATCATACTTAGTAGACTCGTATTTACCATAAGCAATAGACAACGCAGCAATAACGCCAAGCCCTATATTTATCCACATTCCAATCGGTAAAGGAAACATTAGACAATCCTAGGTGAAAAAGCAAAGGTAGCGTGCCAATCTTTAATAGCAGCAGTATTGTTGTGCCATTGGTCTGGGGTAATAAAAGCGGGGTCTACTAAAGCCCTAATATTCCAACCAAAATTAAGATATAAAGTCTTAGAACCAAACTTACGGGTATACACCCATTGAAATAACCCATGTCCAGTTACTAAAATATGCCCATAATGGGTTTCATCAGTAGCTAAATCGCCTGAATAAGACATACCGCTAGAACCGTCAAATTCAACTATTGCAAACCCATAAAACGGATTACGCCATAGCCATTGAACCTTAGACCACCACGATGGTTTGTGGGCGGCTTCAAATCCAGTATCGCCATTAAGACTATTATCCCAAGTCTGAAACCAATGTAACCATTTAGGAAGTCTTGGCCCTACAGCTTGGGCAGTTGCGTTATTAACCCAACCCATTTCATCTTTAGCAAATAGTACGATTAATAATGCTAATGGAAAAGTTAAAACAGTACCAAATATGTTAATAATTACTAAAAACGGGTATAGGATATAGTTCATTTTAATGGCTCTGAGGTTATAAAACGGAGAATAGCAACGCAAATACCGACACCAATAAGCACAATGCCATAAATTCTGGGGTCAATAATGTTTTGGACATAACTAAAATTATCGTAAACAACTCCTAGAATGACTAAAGCAAATGAAAACCACATAGTTCTCGACTGCATAGGTTTTTTACGCCTCATTTGACTATATGACCGCTACCGCCTAACCAAACCAATAGACTTACAACAATAATTCCTACTGCCCAAAATAACCTTTTAACGACTGTTTCGCCTACTGATGTATAAAGGTTTTTAACAACTCTTTCAGTAACTTTTTCAACTAAATCTTCTAGTTGCTCGTCAGTAAGTTCTAAACGATTGTCAGCCATTTAATTTCTTTCGGGCAGGTTTTTTAGCTGTTTTCTTAGCTGTTGTTTTTTTAACTGGCGCTTTAGGGGCAGGAAAACTCCATGCAAAAGAAGATTTCTTTTCGTAACCAATTTTGTCAAACATCCATTCAATAATAAACATAATTAGACCGTTGTAAAAGTACCACTAGTTGTAAATTTATGAACCCAATAAAGGACTCCGCTAGATGTATAAGAAGTAACTGTTCCGCCTGTTGCTTTTTGGCTTCCTGAATAAGAAAGAATAACTACGCCTGAACCACCAGAGTGATATCCTCCGCCTCCGCCTCCGCCAGTATTAGTTCCTCCATTTGTACCATCAGTAGAATAATTAGCATAATCTCCAGTTCCACCACCACCATTGCCGCCAGCGCCATTACCTCCATACCAACCTGCGCCACCTCCACCGCCTGCATAATAGGTTGATGTTCCTGTAATAGACGAAGCTAAACCAACTCCACCAGACCCACCCGAATTACCATTACTAGCAGAATTTCCACCAGCAGCACCAGCACCGCCACCGCCTCCGCCAGCTTGACCATCTCCAAAATTGTCATTGACTATTGACGCACCTCCCGCATTTCCTTGTCCTGAAGTTCCTGCCCCACCATTTATTGTTCCTGAATTTCCAGCAGTTGTTCCGCCACCACCAGAACCTCCAACAGAACCAGTATTAGGATTACCACCAAGACCGCCACCTATTGATGTAACAGTAGTGAAATTTGTACCAGAAATACTAGAATTTGTACCATTACTCCCATTTCCACCAGCACCTACTGTAATGGTATAAGCGCCTTTATTAAATTTAACTGCAGCAGAAAGATAACCACCTGCCCCACCACCGCCATTAGCTCCTGCACCTCCACCACCAGCTACAGCTAAATAAGTAACTGATAAAGAAGTGTTAGAGGTAAACCCGTAGGCTTTTGCGGATTCATTGCCAACTGTTGAAATTAAAGGCATTATGCAAACTTAGTTTGAGATACAAAAGTAGTAAAAGTAGCACTAGCAGTCTTTAATATAACGATTGAATAAACATCAACTGAACTAGCATTACCCGCAGTAATAGCAATTCCACCTTGAATTAATGGGGTTACAGTAGTGCCGTCAATTTGAAGCACATTAGGAAAATAAGGGGTAGCACCGTTAGTTACCATTAATACCATTGTTGCAGTTTGACCATTAGCCATAAGGGTATTTAAACTAACTGAAGAACTTCCACGAATATTCAGGGTAAAGTTAGTTGTATTATTAGCGGTATAAACCCGAACTGATTGGGTAGAAAAATCATAGTTTGTTGTAGCGCTTGGGGCTGTTGCAGTTACAGTTGCAGTTTCCCGAATGGAGCTAATAACACCACCTGTTATAGCTACTGCGGTTGCATTTTGCGTAGACATTGTGCCTAAAGCACCAACATAAGTATCTACATAGTTTTTAGTAGCTGCAGCTTGAGCCGTACTTGGGTCAGCCATATTGGTAATTTGATTAGCACCCATATTAAGGTTGCCTGTAGCAGTAGTCTGCCCATCGGAGGCCAATGAACCTGTCATAGCGGTTGCTAAGTCTGTTAATGTTGAATTAGCCCATGTAGACGATATAGTAGTCCCTGTGACTACTGGGTTACCTGCTGGTAACGAATAAGTGCCTGAACCATTGCGTGACATATTATTTTCCTTTCCTTAAGGCATTTGCCAGAGGATTATAGTTAATTGATTCTTGAACCTTTTTATTTAATGCGTTTTCTGTGGCTTTTTCAAAGCTATATTTGGTCAAAGAACCAACTACAGGAATCCTACTAATTGGGGAAGTATTGATTTTGTCTAAAGCACGAATTAAAGCACTAGAAGTATTGGAATAGTTAGCAGCACCTTTTAATGGGGCATTAACATTAATGGTAGTTTCTAGCAGATTTCTAACTTCTTGTGCGCCAGATTTACCTAAAATGTAATCTAATTTACCGTCTTGGTCTAATTCTCTAATAGCTGACTTAAATTTAGCAGGGGAAACTACAGGATTGCCAAAAGAATCAACATCAACAGATTGGGTTACTTTGTCTTTTAAATGTTCAACAGTTTGACCTTGAAGTTCTTTCCAAGCCCTAGAACCTTCTGGGCCTGCCTTTTTAAGTGCATAGCCAACATTGCGAACATCATCTAATGAACCATCTAAAATGCTGTGTTTAAATACATCTTCAAAAGCTACTGCTCGGTCTGTAGTGCCTGGTTTGTTTCTAAGTAACTTATCTACAAAAGCAGAATCTTCAAACTTTTTGGAATAATCTTGGCGTAACTGTTTAGCCAGTTGATATAACTCACCACCTTTTCCAGTAGTAGAAGCATTAATCAAATTCTTCATTTCTTTAGCATGAAGGGCTGCAGGAGTGCCAGGCTCATAGTGCATATTAATAAACTTGTATATATCTTCAAGCGAATTAATAGGCAATAAACCTGTTTTATTAGGGTCATTTTTAGTCAATTCTTCATCTACTGCGCTTAGAATTGGGGCTAATTTACGCTTAACTGTAGGTGTTTGATTGTCTATATAAGCCTTTAATGGCGCATAAGATACAGGTTCTTGTAATTGACCTTCACTTTTAGCCAATTCATAAGCAGTATTAATTTCTTTTTTAGCTTTATTTGCGCTATTAATCAAGGCTTTATCAACTACTCTGCCAGTTTCCCGTAAACCATAAGTTTCTTTGCCTGTAGCGTCTACAAAAGCATCAAAGTTTTGTAATAAATTTTCATTTCTAGTGGCTTGTTCGGCAATAAGCGCTTTGCCAGCAGTTTCAGGGTAATTTTTAGCAGTTTCAATTTCAAATTGTTGTTGCCCTAATTCTTTTGTTGCTTGGCCTTTGCTTAGTTTTACAGGAATTCTTAATTGTTCAGCTATTTGAGTTCTGGTAACTGCTTGGGGTACTTCTGCAGCGCCCACGCCCACCATAGGAGCTTCTTTTCTTAATGCGCCAGCTAAAGTAGGCATAGATGGCATTGCTTCTTGAATAAATGGCTTACTTACTTGAGCCGCTTTAGCCATTGATGGAATCATGCCAATATTACCCAAATAAGGAGGTATTTTTGCTGATTCAATAGCCCCACCAACCGCACCTAAAATATCTTGAGATACAGGCGATGTAGGTTGATATTGCATTTTTTGTTGCATTTCTGCAGCAATACGCTGACCAATAGGTGCTGGTGGTTGACCCGTAGAAATCGCTTCAGGAATACTAGCTGCTACCCCATAGGCGCTAGACAATATAGGGTCTGTAACGCTTCTAATAGCAGCAGTAGGTACTTCATACAATGCCTTTACATAGTCAGCCATAGAGCGCTTTTGCTCTGGTTGCTCTAATTGAAAACCAGCAGGCAAGTTAGACTGTTCTTCTAGTTGAAATCCAGCAGGCAACGCCATTATTTACCTCCAGCAGGTTGCCAAGTTTTGCCACCGTCAGTAGACATAATGCGAGTTTGACCATTGGTTGCATACATTGGTGTTTGAGGTGTTTGATTGCCAAATTGCTCAATTTTTTTAGTGCCAACACTACCAGCTTGAATTTCCATTGCTTTGATAGCTGTTTCTCTAGCATGACTTTTTTGTTTAATAGTGTCTGCACTATCACCTACTTGTGGAAAATACTTTTGAGATTCGGTGTAAAACTCTGATGGTGAAATAGCAGCGCCAGATTCTTTACGCAACACCGCAGTTACAAAGTTTTTGCGAGCAGCATCTACTTGTTGTTGCTCACCGCTTGGCCCACCTAAAAAGCCTGGTAATACATTCATTGATGATGAAACGCCTTGTTGTAGTTTTTCACCCATAAATGGAGTCATTCCAGCAACGCCAGAAACAACAGACCTAGTAACTCCTGTATTAGTTACGCCTTTGCTTTCCAAATCATTTAATATTGCGTTAGATTCTTTCATGCGAATACCAAATGCGGTTGCATTACCTTGAGATTCAGTTAATGGTTTACCACCAGCCAAAGGTTGTCCACCAGCCATAATTGGTTTGGCTTGACCTGTTCTAGTGTCAATTAACATTGGGCCATTCTCACCCTCAAATACATGACCAGCTACAGGTTGATGCGCTTTAGGGTATTCGGCTATTTTTTGCTTAGTCATTGGGTCAAGCAATATAGTTGAATTGCCTGTATCAATAGAAATAGGGGCATGATATTTTGGTGCGCCTTGGCCCGTTACTTCCATTTTTCCTGTTGATGGGTTGTAGCGTTGATAAACTTCACCTTCACCCAGTTTTTGTCCTTTAAGCATTTCTGCTAATTGTGAACGAACTAATGGGCTTTGCGACTTAGCAGCAAATTGATAAGCAGCCATTGGGTCAGGTGCAACACCAGATATAGCAGGAATAGCAGGTTGAACAGGAATATTTCCACCAGTCTGTGTTGGCCCTTGTTGGGTTAATGCAGGAATTCCAGCTTGCCCTTGTGAACCGTATTGCAATTCTGAAAACTTAGCAAGGTCTGTACCTTCTTGCTCACGCAATTTTTTAATTAATGAAACTTGCTCAGTATCAATATCTTTTAATTCTTTATGAGCCATTAATTGTTGAGCTAAATTACCAATATATTGCCAAGGACTAGCACCAACATAACGATTACTAATCATTTGTCCTTGTGGCGCTTCCATACCTTGTTTTAATAACATTTGAGCCAATGCTCTTTGACGGTCTAAGCCTAATAATTCTGGATTTGTTGTATCTGCCATATTATTCCTTAACCGTATTTTTTAATTGCAGCGCCACCCAAAGCGCCACCAAGACTAAATAAACCGCCCATCATTGCGTTATTTTGTGCATTTTGAGCATTAGCGTTAGCTTGATTAGATTGATTTGCAGCCATCATTGCGCTAGTGTAATCAGGGCCACCAGTCATTTGTTGGTTATATGGGCTTACAAAATTACTTGGAGAAGCTAAACCTTGCAATCCTTGGGCTGTTGCCAATGGCATATTGTATGAAGTTACGCCTTGATTAAACGCTTGTCCTTGAGCGCCTAAACCATATTGGTTTTGAGCCATTGCTTGATTAAACGCTTGGTTTTGAGCTTGCATACCTAGCTGTTGATTAGCTAATTGTTGCTGATAAGCCTGTTGGTTAGCGCCCATAAATTGCTGATTTCCAGCAATACCTTGTCCAAAGTTTTGACCTTGACCTTGTAAATTAAGTCCAATCTGACCAGCTTGTTGACCATAAGCCTGTTGATTAGCTTGTAATCCTGTTTGCATACCGCCCACAATAGCGCTTGTTAGAGCATCATTTTGATTTTGTGATAACAAAGTTTTAGCGGTTTTATAA